GTTGCGAAAAACCCCCCGGGGCGGCCGGGAGTTGTGCGGATGACTTTTGGCGGCGGCAATCAAAAATTTACCGAGCTTTCGGAGCCGTATCGTGAGCCGGAGAAAAAACGCCGCGGCGGATTTTTGGAGGTTGGCACATGAATATCGGAGGAGAGAAGAAAGAAAAGATGGTCAAAATTCAAATTTTATGGCGGAGGATTTATGACTATCTTGGAAGCGTACAGCATTCTAAAATCAACCAAGCCCGCGCGCTGTGAGCGTGACCGCTACCATCAGCGTGACGAACTGCAGCACCTGCTTATCCCGCACCTGCCCGTTGATGAGCGCGATAAATTCGAGCGGGCAATGAACAGACATTTCCGTTTATAAAAAAGCCCTCCCCAAATCGGGGAGGACCGCTCTTGTGGTGAGTTCGAATTGTCAATTCTGATTTTACCACAGGAGGAGAAGATATGCAAGTGAAAACACTTGACACACAGGATAAGCGAACAAGCGAAATTGCAGCAGCGGTACAGGCTGGCAAGGCGGACATTCTGAGCCTTTGGACGGCGGTTGAACGCTTTGCATGGCAGCAAGCCTTGAAGTGGGCACGGGCAATGGAGGGTCGCGCAGGTGTCGAGGAAAGCGACCTTCTGCAAGTGGCCTTTATCGCCCTCATGGGCACGCTGCCGACATGGGATGTGAACAAGGGTGAATTTCTAACGCTGTACGGCATTAAGCTCAAGGCGGAGTTCACAGAAGCCTGCGGGCAGCGAACACAGCGGACGCGATGTGACCCCATCAACACTGTTTGCCGGTCGATGGACGAGCCGATAGGCGACGAGGACAGCGACCTGACGCTTGGTGATGCGATTGCCGATGAAGCGGCGGCAGAAGCCTTTGAGGATATCGAACAGCGGGATTTTCGACAGGCCGTGCAAGCGGCGCTTGCACAACTAACAGATGCACAGCGCGAGGCGATCATCGGTGAATTCTGGTTCGGACGAAAGCCAGACCCAAAGTTGAGGCGGGAAGCAGTACGATCCCTGCGGCATCCGCGGATTCGCAAACCGCTGATGGAGTATTACCAATAAAACGACGTGAACACACGCTGTATGGCTGCATTTGACCGCATTTGTCCGATAAAAAAGGGGTGATAGATTTATAGACGCTAAGAAGCAAAGAATACTCGCCGCACTATTGAGCACACCCACAAAAGAGGCTGCGGGAAAAGCTGCGGGCGTGAGTGTGAAAACCATCAACCGCTGCTTGCAAGACGCTGAATTTTCAGCAGCTTACAAGCACGCGGCGGCGGGGATCATGGATAGGGCAACAAGGCAGTTGCAGCAGAATTTGACCGCTGCAATAGACAGGCTGGGGGCTATTGTTGCAGACGATGAAGAAACGAGCGCAAACCACATTACAGCGGCGCGCACTCTGCTTGACTACGGCTTAAAATTCACCGAGTTTAACGATGTGTTAAAGGAACTGGAGGAGGTCGAGGACAATGTACTATGACCGCCTAAAATCCCGCGTGAGAGCTTCCAACATAGCTAAACAACAGCAGATGGAAGCCAGGGCGTTGCTTGACAACATAGATGTGAAACAACACATAGCCCCGTGCTATCTCCCCTTGCATGAGGACATAAAGGCAGGGCAGCACCGCTTTTACAATCTTCCGGGCGGGCGCGGGAGCTGCAAAAGCTCTTTCGTATCGCTTGAGATCGTGGACGGCATACAGAGCGACCCCACAGGCCAGAGCAACGCTATTGTGTTCCGCAAGGTAGCGGGGACAATGCGCGACAGCGTTTTTTCTCAAATCGCATGGGCTATTGATATGCTGGGCGTTTCCCACCTCTGGAAAGCGACCGTTTCCCCGATGATGTATGAATACAGACCGACCGGCGCACAGATCCTTTTTCGAGGGCTGGACGATGCAAGCAAGCTGAAATCTATCAAGCCCAGGCACGGCACTTTCCGCTATGCTTGGTTTGAAGAATTTAGCGAGCTGAGCGGCCCGAACTTTGCCCGCAGCGTTTTGCAATCGGTCATGCGAGGGCAAGGGACAAATCCGCAAGTATTCCGCAGCTTCAACCCGCCGATCAGTAAGGCGAATTGGGCGAATCAGTTTATTGCAGAGCCGGACGCGCAGGGGATCACCTTTCACACCACCTATAAGGACATCCCCGCCGAATGGTTAGGTGAGGCATTCATAGCGGAGGCCGAACGCTTGGAGGCCGTCAACGAGCAGGCATACCGGCATGAATACTTGGGAGAGGCCACCCGCACCGGCGCGGAGGTATTTCCGGCGCTGGAAGTGCGGGAGATCACCGCCGAGGAAGTGTCGAACATGGAATACTTTTTTTCCGGCGTGGACTTCGGCTTTGCGGCAGACCCCGCTTGCTTTATCCGTTGCAGCTATGATCGTAAGCACGAGACGATCTACATACTGAACGAGATTTACAAGCGCGGCATGAGTAACCGGCAGCTTGCGGAGGAAATCGCCCCGCTTGTGGAGGGGGACACCAAAGGCAGCAGCTACCTTTCCCAGGTAAGCGGCTTGTGCTTTCAAGATCACAGCGAAATTTATTGCGATGCGGCAGAGCCGAAAAGCATAGCCGATCTACGCGACCACGGCTTAAAGCAGGCCAGAGCGTGCCACAAAGAGCCGGGATGTGTGGCGTATCGTATCAAGTGGCTGCAACACCGGCGCATTGTGGTTGATCCTGCAAGGACGCCAAACGCGGCGCGGGAGTTTGCAAACTACGAATACGAAAAGGACAAAGACGGCAATATGCTTTCCTCTCTCCCCGACAGGGACAACCACAGTATAGACAGCCTCGCTTATGCGTTAGACCGTGAGATTTACCGCAAGCGAGGGCAGAGCGCTTAAAGAAAGGAGAAAGTCATGGGCTATATGCGTATCAAGTGCCACTATTGCGGCGGCTCATGGGAAGTGTACGGGCGAAGCATCACAGGCGTATCAAGTGCCACTATTAGCGGGAACTATGCCCGCACTTGCCCGCATTGCTTCAAGGCCATTGAAAAACAGACATGGGACAAGCAGATCATTCCGGCGTTTCTTGCGCTGGACGATGCAAACCGCGAACTTGTAAAGGACAGCAGCGGCTACCATACCCCGCTTTTTGAGGTCAGCTATGAGGCCGACAGCGTATTCCGCAACGGCTATGAAAACTGTCCAAATTTGGACTGAAAGGAAGCACATGGACATTTTGAGGGAATACCCCCTAATTGACGCGCACGGCAAGCGATACCGTGAAGTTGGCCGGGGCTGCATCGAATATGCGCCGACCCTTGTAACCTCTGCGGGCGAAGTGCCGATTGGAACAGTCATTTTTAAGAAGATGCAGGAAGAGACAACCGCACAAAGAAAAGATTGCCCCTTTCAGGGCGGACTATATCCCCGCTGCACAGAGGATTGCAGCTTTTACGAAAACGGCAAGTGCAAACCCGGAACAGCACAGACGGGAAAGCGTTGCCCGCTCCCCGCGCATTTGACTTGCGGCGATAGCTGCATGATGTATAAAGACGGGCGCTGCACCCTCTTTTGCAGCAGAAAGGAAACGAAAGAATGAGCAAATATAACAGCTACGCAAGAAACCTTGACGAGGCTTTTCGTGCCGCGAGAGACGAGTATACCGCCGTATATAACGAGCTGACCAAAGCGAAGGAGAACGCAAGCGCGGCAGGCTTAGATGCCGTAAAGAAACAGATCGCCACGCTCCAGCTCCAAGAGGCAGAAAACAAGATGCGAACGGAAGCGGCGCGCATCTGGGCGGAGTTTGACGCAAAGGCCGCAGACCTCCGCCGCGCATTGGAAAAGGAAGTACAGACAAGTAACCTTGCTGACCCTTCCGCCATTGATAGCAACGCCGTTGAGCTGATGAAAACCGGCGTTCTGACGGTGGATGATTATTTCGGCTTTGCGGACAGATACGACGGAAACCCGACCATGCTAAAGCTGATCGGTCACTATGCAAAGGAAGCAGCAGACAGCGCCGACGACCGAAAAGACAAGGTTGCTTTAACCGTTCTCGCGCAGGATTGCGCCAAAGGCACGGGAAAGACCTTGAAAGCGTGGGACAATCTGATGACCGCCGCCAACTATTGCAGCGGGCGCGGCGGCAGCGGCAACCGGCGCACTACTCCCGGCTTAACGCTTAGCATGGGCGAATGGTGGGAGCAGCTTTCCGGCGAGATCGTCGAGAACTTTTAAGGGAGGGGCTTACATGGGCTTGATGATCTGCGGCGCGGTGACATTTGCTGTCGGTGCGTTCTTTGGCGCAATTATGGTCTCTGTTGGGATCCAGCTTGAAAAGAGGCGATGATATGACGCACAGAGCGAAATGCAATGTCTGGATGCGGAAATACTTAAAAGCGATGAACAAAAACTTTGTTATTGCGTTTGGAATGGGCTATGAAGACGGGGCTGCTGGAAAAGAGCGGCAGGCCCCGCCCTTCCCGGAAGCGGCGCAGTCCGGGGCGCTGGTATATGCCGCGACGCTCTTTGCGCAGGAGGCATACAACAAAGGCTATATCTTCGGAAAGGAGGAAACCAAGTGAATCTACTTGATATGTATGTAAAACTGTCGGTGGATGACAGCGACGTTGATAAGGGACTCGGGAGGGCAAAAGAAAAAGCATTGAGTTTTGGCGATGTGCTGAAAGCTAATGTTCTCAGCGGTGCTATTGTGAACGGGTTTCAGAAGCTCAGCGGCGCGGTCAAGAATATGTCCGGTCTGTTTATCGAATCTGCCGCGAATGTCAAAGCGGAGACTTCTGCCTTTGAACAGACCTTCGGCACACTCGGTGATGAAGCATCCGCAGCTATCGGACGTGTAGCCAATGAATCCGGCATTTTACAAACGAGACTAAATACGCTGGGCAGTAAAATTTATGCTTTCGCGCGCTCCTCCGGCGGCGACACGACAGAAAGCATGAGATTGATGGAGCGGGCATTGAAAGCGGCAGCCGACAGTGCAGCTTACTACGATACATCGGTCGAGCAGGCCACGGAAACGCTGCAATCGTTCCTAAAGGGTAACTTTGCCAATGATGCGGCTCTCGGCCTTTCTGCGACGGAAACGACGAGAAATGCGGCGGCAATGGAGCTATTCGGTCAGAAGTATAACGACCTTTCGGAGATTCAGAAGCAGGAAACGCTTCTGAAAATGGTGGAAGATTCTCAGAGGCTATCCGGTGCAATGGGACAGGCAGCCCGCGAGGCTGACGGGTGGGAAAACGTTCTCGGCAACCTGAAAGAAACGTGGCGCCAGTTTCAGGCAAATGCAGGTGCGCCATTCTTGGAGAGCCTGATTCCCATTATTCAGAAGATCACGACCGCGTTTCAGGGTTGGATCAACAGCGTCGACTGGGATACCTTCACGGCGAACATTACCGGTTTTGTCGACACGGTCTTAGATAACGGCGATACGATCATTTCCGTTATTGCCGGTATTGCCACAGGCTTTGTAGCATGGAATGTGGCTTCTATCATTCATGGCGTTGTCGGTGCAATCAAGGCATTTCAGGCGGCAAACGAAGGAGCGACGGTTGCGCAGGCCGCGCTTAACCTCGTTATGAATGCAAACCCCATCGGGATCGTGATCACCGCTGTTGCCGCGCTTGCCGCATCTGTTATTGCGTTGTGGCATACCAACGATGACTTCCGCAATGCGATCATTTCTGCATGGGGAAAGATCACGGAGACGATCTCCGGCGCAGTATCAGCAATCAAAACTTTCTTCACTGTAACAATTCCCGATGCAGCAAAAACGGCAGTCAAGTGGTTTCAGAGTATCCCTGAACAGATGCGGGAGGTCGGAAGAAACCTCTTAATGGGGCTGTGGAACGGTATTTCCGACAAGATTGCATGGCTCAAAAGCAAGGTTTCCGGTGTTGTGGATAGGATCAAGAGTTGGTTTACCGGCAAGAACGGCTTTGATGAGCACAGCCCGTCGAAATGGTCGAACGGTGTCGCCAAGTATGTTATGCAGGGCATGGCTGACGGATTTGAAAACGGTATTCCGTCGCTGATGAACAGTGTAGATGGGGTCACAGACCGCATCAAAAACGGCCTTGACTTTGACACGGTGAACGTTGATTATACTACGTCTATGGCTGGACGCCTTGCAAAGGCTGCAAACCGTAGCAGAGGCGATGAGATGCGTCCGATCGTCATTGACTTTACCGCACAGCTTGACGGAAAGACATTAGTTCGTCAGATGGTGCCTATTATGCGTAACGAAGCCCGCGCAATGGGCGTTTAAGAAAGGAAATCATCTTACTGGGCTACCGGTCGGGGAAAGCCCGACAGACCGCAGCAGAGGCCACAGGATTGCCTTTCCGTTGAGCCTTTGCGAAGTCCTGCCCGAAGTACAGCGGCAGGCAGCGCCCTAAAGCACCAGGGCGCGGGAAGTATTATTCTATCTCAGTACATAGTAAAGCCCACAGGAACGTTCCTGTGGGCTTTCTGTGCTATTCTGACTGGATTTTGTTTCTCTGTTACGTCTTTCCGAAAAGCTCGCGTTCGCGCTAGACGGTCATAGTCGCGCCGATGAGCAGCACCTTTCCAATCGGCTTTTTGCCTTAGTGTGGGTCTAATTTGGCGATTCTTTTTTCCTTCATTTTTTCTACCGCCACTAACATTAAATCTTGCTGATATGGTGTCATTTTCAGGATGGTTTCTTTTAGCTTCTTGCGTATAAGATTACTTTCATTTTTTCTCATGTTT